TACATCTTGGAGAACGTTTTAAAGTAGAGGTTAAACCCGAATTTTCTGAATGGTGGAAAGTTAAAGATGTCTTCAATGGATCAAAAGTTAGTGATGGGATTTGGAAAGTTGCTGGTGATCCATGCAATATTATAGTACATAAACTTTTTCAACTTACCGTATATACGGCAGGTGGCAATGATCCCAACGAAGTTACTTTCTATAAGACCAGCGAAGGGTTAGACGAAAATATAATAAACGATATTAGTCTGGTAAAATTTTCGGAAAATGATCAGATTCATTTTAAGTTATGTAAGTGGGTAGAAGTCGATACAGATAATTCTAATTTAATAACTTATGTTGGCGAAGAAAATGGAGTACTCACATATTCCGTTAACGGTGAAGGGTGTATACTTCGTACTAAGTTAAAAAATAACGCTTACATGTTATCTATAGAGAATGCCGCTGATGGAGTAGGGCATGTCTATAGAGCAGACGAAACTACAATTATAGAAAACCATTACTATGTAGAAAAAGATGAAATCGTTGTAGCTAAAGTAGAAGATCCGAAGATTGTTCCTGACGTAACGCAGTTAGAGCTTATTTCTCATGAGAATAATACGTATAAGTTTAAAGTTCTTTCGGGTACTGAACATCCATCTATTTCTTTAAATGATCATACCCCAGTCCTTATAGATTCTAATCATCCAGATTGGATCATTGTTAGAAAAGATGATTCTACGGGACCTGTATTGACTCTTCCAGATAATACCACATTCCGTAAATATATGAATGTGCAGATGAGTATTGAATTAAAAGACGAATTTGATCCTCGTTGTTATGAGATAGCAGCCACTGGTGTAATTGAATATGGGCCTGGTCAATATAGAGAAGCAGAGCATCCTATAGAAGAGGATGTACATATTACCGTTACTCTGACCAAAGGTGTATTACATATTTTGAAGTCGTCTCCATCTTCTACGGAAGAAGAATTCGATCTTGTTGACCCAGACAATGCTTTGCAGGTATATATTCCGGACGATGCTTATCCTATTGGAACAAAAATGAAATTTGTTCCGAAAGATCCTAAATATAAAGTAGACCTGGATAGATGTAAAGATGTTACTTATGATTCTGGCGTATTTACTATAACCGGACCAGCTCCAACGGTTGCTTCTAAGGTAGAAGTAAATGTAACTGTTAATATTCCTACTCCGAACGATGTTGTCTATGAAGTATTAAAAGATGATGGATCTGTGCTTCCTGATGGTACTGTCCTCAAAGCAGGAAATACGTTTAAAATTAAGCTAAAAAAGAAATTCTTTAAATATGAAGCCAATAGTATTACAGATTGTACTTTGACTAATACTGAAGAACAAACTGATACTCATCTTCCGATATATACATTTAAAATTAATCCAGATACTACAGCTACATCTGTTACTATTCCATATCCTACAGAAACAGATAAAGTCAAATTAGATGTAGAACATACTGATCAGATACATGTATTGGCTGTAGAAGACGGTAATAGAGTTATATCTGTATTCCCAGATCAGAGTATTCATGTTGGTGAAAAGGTTAAAGTCATATTCAAGATAACAGAATTACAAGAACTTTGGGAAATTAAATCCATAACCAATGCAACACAGGATGGAGAACATTGGGTATTAACTGGTCCAGAATGTAAAGTTATGACGGAAAAGAAAAAAGCTCATATTACCGTCAATGCTACCTGTGGAATTGATGATGGCGAAATTACTCTGTATAAATCGACAACTCCTGGAGATCCTCCGATTGACCCAGATACTAATCCAGAATTTGAATTGGGTACTAAGATCTACGTTAAATTCCATAAGTATGTAAAATTAGATGATGATCAATCTTCTGGTATTGAATTGGTTGGACCAGAAGGTGATTTTGTTGCTTATAAACTGGTGCATCCTAGTGCCGTATTTACAACAACACTTAAAGATGATGTCTTTGAAATACAGATTACTATTAGTACTCCTGGTAGTGCTGAAGTATTCAGAGAAAATGAAACAGATACATTAGAAAGTTCGGATTATATAGCAAAAGACGAAATTGTTGTTGTTAAAGTTATTGATTCGAAATTTGTTCCCACTATTAATTGTTTAACTCAAATTTCTCATGTAGGAAATAAGTATACATATAAAGTAACCGGTGATGGCAATCCTACTATATTAATAGAAGATCGCACTCCAATTACGATTGACTCTAACCATCCAGAACTCCTTAAAGTAATGGATGAATATGGAGCGATAGAGTTAACGCTTCCAGATAGTTCTTCATATAATTTTAGTAGTTTGAGCCACTCTATTCGTGTATATTTGAAAGATGGATTAGATCCCTCATTCTACTCGTTTACTGTAACAGGAGCTACTGATACTGGATTTAATAATATCTATAAATTTAATGATCCGCTTCCGACAACGGTTATGATCAATGTAACAGTTGCCAAAGGAACGTTAACCATAGTCACTAATGAATCTGCTGATGAAGTTAAAGTCACTAATGTAGCTGGTGATACCGAATATCATACTTCAGATCAATTAGAAATAGGAACTCAAATTAAGATTCTTCCTAAATTAGGATTCGCAGTTGATCTGGCTAAGATCGCTGATATTGAAGTTGTAGATGCTGGTCAGTCTATTTATAAGATTACTGGACTTAATCCTAAAGTAGAATGTAAACGAGACAAAGTTATCATTCTTATCCCCGATGAAGACCACGTTGATGTGTTTACTGTTCCTGGAAATGAGCAGATTCATAACAACGATTTTAGTCAGCAGATCAATAATCAGCTTAAGGTTATTCCTAAATATCCATATAAGCTTAAGAATGATACGATTGTTGGTATGGAAGTTGTAGATGCAGATAATGGTATTTATAAGATTACAGGATATAATGTAAATATCGAATTGGAAGAACTCGAGTTTGCTTCTATTGATGTACTGCCATCCGGTATATTCAGAATCAAAACAGTAAGACCCCCGATTCAGGAAATATCGACTTTCCCGAATAATAATACTCTTCGTGTTACTGATCAATTCACTCTTGAATTTAAGAATTCTGACGATGAACTCAAGTGCAATGTAGAAATTACTGGTGCTGATTTAGTATCTGGAAATACTTATCAAGTTAGATCGAATGTCGTAAGTATTATTGCTGTAGAGAAACAGGTTACTGTTCATATTCCCAATTCGACTCATGTTACCGTAACTAAGCATCCGTCTAGTACTCCTGTAGTTGATGGAGATACGACTGTAAAGATACTGGATATACTTAAGATTATACCGGAAGAAGGCTATAAGTTAAGTACAACTACTGGTTTGGAAGCAGATCCTCTTAACGAAAACTGTTATAAGGTTAAAGCGACTAATGTAGTTATTGATGTTGAGCTTCATCCGTTTGTTACTATCAATAATCAGACCACAGATGTATTGGCAGTTTGTACAGCAGACAATATATCTACAGCAATTAGTACATTCCCGAATTCCGATACAATCAGAAAGACAGCTTCATTCTATATTCTTTATAAAGGCTCTAATAATGCAACCACACATAACATCGTTGTTACTGGTGCTACGTTAGTATCTGGAAATAAATATATTGCAGATGAAGATACTGTTGAAGTCAAAGCTGTGCCTAAGTTTACTCCATCCAAGATTAATATCTCTGGAGAAATAGCAGGAGTTACAGTCAAAGCTGTAGATGATGGTAGAGAACTACATAATGGAGATACGTCTGTCAATGTAGATGATAAGATTACTGTTGTACTCAAACCAACCTATAAGTTCGAAGTGGCTATGACAGGAGTAGAAACAACCGGAACCGATAATGAATATAAAATTACCGATACAGAAGTCAATATTAAAATTGGTCGTACAAGTTTTGTAACTATAGAGAATGAGACTCCGACTAAAACTATAGTTAAGACGGCTGATCCTGAAGAAGAACTTACAGTATTCCCATGCTCTGATAAAGTTCGTAAGGACGCTAATATCAGTGTTGATTTTAGAACTCCATATACTAGTACCGACTACAATTTAGATGTAGAGGGGGCAGTACTGCATAGTCCTGGAATCTTTACTGTAAAAGAAGATACGGTACATATTTCTGCTTATAAAAGAAACATTACGATCAGAATAGTTGGTGGCACATCATATGTATCTTTATTCGATTCATCAGATTCGCCACTGCCCAATGGTTCTACGGCACATCCTAACAGTTACTTCAAAATTCAGAAAACGAATGCTAACGTACAATATACGGTAACAGGAGCAAATGTTGATGCTGGACATGTCGGAACCGATGAGCTTAATGCGTATTATCTAGTAGATAAATTTGCAGATGAGGTTGTCATAAATGTTCGAGGGCAACGTATAACAATCGATAATTTATCTAAAGAGATGCTGGCTATCAAGACGGTCGATCCTGTAGAAGAAATCACAACATTCCCGTGTTCTGACAAGCTTTATATAGACGATGAGTTTACTGTAGATTTCAAAGTCGCAGATAAAGCCAACTATTACGATGTGATTGCTACCAATGCTACGCTAGTATCTGAAAACAAATATAAAGTAACTGCGGATAACGTAACGGTTAAATCGAAGCATAAACTGATTGTTTTGACTACGAATAATGTAGGACATAGTTGCTATAATATATATGGTAGTCCTATTACAACGGCTTATGTATTTACAGTTGGAGAAGTATTTAAAGTTAGCAAGAATAACAGATTTGTTACAATTACAGTCACTGGCGCAGAGCGTATACCTGATCATCCAGCAGCAACCGATCTGATAGAGGTTTATAGAGTTATTGATGACACGACATCTGTAGTCGTAACCGGCACAGAAGTGCCATATATAACCATCGATAATGAAAGTACGGCTCTTCTGACCATAAAAACAATTAATCCTGATATGGAAATCAATACATTCCCGTGTAATGATAAACTCCATGAGGGACAATTGTTTAGCGTTACATTCAAAGATCCTGCCGATGCTGCTCAGTATACGATATCTGTTGTTGGTGCAAATCATACTACAGGAGAGCAGTACACTCCTACAGCTAATTCAATTACTGTTAAAGCTGTTCGTAAAGTCGTTATTCATATTCCCGATGAAACTCATGTTCAAGTAACTAAGGTTCCAGAAAATACTCCGATTCATAATAATGATAATACGTTAAGCATTGATAGTCAGATTAAGATTGTTGCTATTCCTAAATGGGAATACAAACTTAAACCTGTGGCAGGTGCTACTGTAGTAGACGCAGATAATGGTATCTATAAGATTACAGCAGTAGATGTTACTATCGAAGCTGAACCGGTGCCGTTTATTACTATCAACAATAATAATCAGGATATTGTGGCTGTTTATACCAAACCAGGAAATGGTGGACGTATTACAGTATTCCCGTGTACCGATAAAGTTCATCAGAATCAGGATATCTATGTTAAGTATGTAAATGAAGCTACACAGAAACCTGTATATGATATTTCTGTAGTAGGTGCAACAGCCAATACAGAAGAATATAGCTATAAAGCAGGAGCGGTTGATATTACGGTATCTGCTTCTCGAAAAGTATTGAGTGCTACAATTCATATCGGTCATGCAGAACATGTAACAGTTAAGGCCGTAGATGATGGTAGAGAATTACATGATGGAGATACATCTGTAAGTACAACGCAATTCATCACTATTACTCCAAAATCATATTGGCATATGAAACCTGCATTATTGCGTGGATTAGAAGCTACATCCGAAGCAAATAAGTTCATGGTCGTTGAACGTGAAGTATTCATCGATGTTGAAGAAGACCCAACAGTTACTATTAATAACTTGAAGTCTGCTCTGCTTAAAATCGAAGTGGGCGCACAGACTCTCAATACATTCCCAGATTCTACACATCTGCATATGAATGAAGAGTTTGTTATCTCGTTCTTTGATTCTTCGCTTGATCCCAAGTATGATCTTAATGTTACAGGTGCTACATTCATAGCAACCGTGGGTAATAAGCATAAGTATAAAGTTTCATCTTCCAATGTCGTAGTTGGTGCTGAACTCAAACCAGTTCCTGCAACAATCAATATTATTGGGGATACAAATATAGATGTAACGACAGTACCTGCCGGAGTCGCTATTCATAATGGAGATACTTCTCAGTTCGTTGGAAACAAACTTAAGATTGTTCCGAAACACGGATATAAGCTTAAGCTTCCACTGACTGGTATAGTTGTAGAAGATGCTTCTAATAATATCTATAAGATTATGGATGAGAATGTTACGATCGAAGCTGTTCTGATTCCATTTGTTACTATTAACAACGATTCTATAGATCTGCTTAAAGTGGTAACTACTTCTGTACCATCTGAAGAGCTTACGGTATTCCCGTGCTCCGATAAGGTTCATGAAGATGAAAACTTCATTGTATCCTTTAAGTTGGCTTCTAATGCGGCTAAGTATGATATAATTGTTACCGGAGCTACTCGAGTTGCTGGTAATATTTACAAAGCCACCACGGCAAATATAACTGTTAAAGCAGAAGCCAAGTTCCCACCGGCTACCATTCATATCATTGATGGTGATCATGTAGACGTTGCCGATGCTACTTCTGGACGAGTTATTCTGGATAACGATACACTCATGTTCGTTGGAGATACTATTACCGTTATTCCTAAATCCGGATATAGACTTAAACAAAAAGTAGGACTTGAACTATTAAGTAAACCTTCTAAGTTATACAAGATTGCGAATGCAAGCGTAACTATAGAAGTGGAAGAGATTCCAACTCCTCCAGCTCCACCCCCAGGATCGACACACAATGCTATTCTTTGGTATATCAAATCGATCTTCTTTGATGGAGTATAATAAGAAAAATAAATGGTAAATCAGTCTGAGCTATTGAGTATAATCTTAATAGCTCAGAATTATTTTAATTCAGAAAGGAATAAAATACGATGGCTGATAAAGTTACGTTTGCCTTTAATTCGGCATTTGTTGATGTTACTTACAAAGGAACTCCTATTGCTGCTGGAGCTGAGTCTACAGTAGAGGTTGGTCAGAAAGTTAAAATTGAAGCTAAATCGGGATGTACAATTAAAACCGTTACTGGCGCTAGTGTATCTGGTGCATTGTATAAATGTGATGCCAAAGATGTCAATATCGATGCTGAGAGAAATGCTGCAACACCGCCGTTACGGGCTCCTGCTGTTGATGAGATGGTCCTTAAATCCCCTCAGTTCTGGCATCATATAAAGAATATCAATAATATGAATTAATACTCGTTTATGTGGAGATGTTGAGATGAAGTGTTTTTATATAGAAGCACGTAATGAACAAAAAGAATATGTATGGATTAAATTTGTCTTTAAGAAGTACAATGAATTATATCTAAGCGATATTGTAAGATCGATCAATCAATATTTGATCAATACATTTCCTTCTAATATATTCTTTACATATCCGAATATCTTATTCGTAGAAGAGAATCCTACTCTGTATAGAAATTATTCTAAAGAATCTAATATACGATTTATTTCTACAGAAGATCGTGATGCTGTATACACATTAACATTCTCCACATATCAATCTTTAAAAGAAGCACTTTATAATTTGATTTTGGAGGTGAAATAAGTTTGTATCAGGTAGTATCTTTAGAAGAAGCTAAAGCATTAATTTGTGATGCGTATGATTATCTTTGGGACAATGCTAGAGCATATGGTAGAGATGTTAAGATTTATCTTCATTGGACAGCTGGCGGATATGAATCTACATTTGATGATTATCATTTCTGTATTCTTGGAGATGGAACTCTTGTTTATACCGGAGATTTGTTCTCTCCCGTATCTTCTACTTATAGAAGAAACTCGGGGTCATTGTCTATTGCTCTTTGTGCAGCCTATGATGCGGTATGTTATCAAGACGGCACATATGATCTGGGACCATGTCCTCCCACAGAGGCTCAAATTGAATGTATGTCTATGCTGATTGCAGAAGCCGCAAATGCATTAGATCTGACCATTGATAAAAATAGAGTTATGACTCATGGGGAAGCGGCCAATAATGAAGATGATATTGCTCCACATGAACCATATGCTGTTTGGTCTGATCCGCAGCCTTCTGACGGAATCACAAGATGGGATCTTGCTATACTGCAAGATGGTGATGGATGGCGTACCGGTGGAGACACCTTACGTGGAAATGCTATATTCTACAGTAACCAGTAAAACTTCAAATAAGCTTCTCTATCGGGATATCCCGATAGAGAATGCCTTATAAAACATTATAATAAATTCTAAAAAAGGAGGTTAAGCTAACGTGAAGAGTGTTTATATGAGTGCATACGATATAAACAGCTATGTAGCAGATGAGAATGTTTTATCCAGAGATAAATTAAAATTTGACTCCGATGAGCCATTCTTTTTGATTTGTAATGTACCTGTTAAAGATAAGACTATGTTTGAATTCACTATACAAGACTACTATCCTATAGCTGATTTTAGACATATTCCTCTTTATGTGGGTGTAAGTAAACAAATCTCTACGGGAATATTAGCTGGAACTTTCTCTGTCTCCTCGATTTATTATGATATAGCCAATCCTAAATATGATATTATGTCTAACCACGATGGGTCTCCTGTAGAATACCATCAATATATTGATGGTAGTTATACTGATGCCGATGGACAAGAAAAGGTTGGATGTAGAAAACCTGGTATTATGGATACTATTGGTGTGGGAGTAAATCTGAAAACCAATACAATTACTTTATTTGTCAATTATACGACTGATCCTAGTAGACCGGCGTATAACAAACCATTTTATTCTTATCATCCACCATTTGATATGAATTTAGAAACAGGTCTTAGATTCTGCATATGGAGCGATATCTATTATAAACAGATCACTGATGATAATAACTATAGATCTACTATAGAGTTCTTAGAAGCTAAGAAGCATATCAAAGGATTTTGTAACTTTGGGGAAACTGGATTAAAACATCCTGTACCTGGATATACATCTATATACTCATCCTATTATGCTAAATATGCTAATCAAGAATTAGCTCCTGTAGAAATAGGATCAGATGATGAACCATGTACAGTTAATATTGGTGGCGATATATTCGAATTGTTATCTAAGGATATGGATTCAGAAGTCAATCTGTTAAATGAATTAGACCCCGTATCTAAGAATATATCTTTAATATCGGATTCTACAGATGTACAGATTATCAATAAGAATTTATATAAGATGCCCGCTAAAAATGATATTGTGGCTATAACTGATTATGGAGATACTAATTCTCATTTGGTAGGTTCTAATATATACATCAATTATCCGATTCCTAAGACGGAAAAGATCTATTTTGAATATACAGTTAAAGAAGCCCAGATTAAATCCAAAACAGTCGGGATTCCTATGTCTATGGGTATTACTTCTATACCCAGAGATCCTTTTGTTCCTCCGACAAGCATAAATGCAATTAATCCTGGAAGTATTATGATTGAATCTATACGTATGAATCTGTATAGAGGAACACCATTTACTCAGACAGGACTATTAGACTCTGCTGGATACTTCCAGTACCATATCATCAATGATGGGATACAGAATTCTAATGCAAATAACCTATTTGTTTTAGACGATATAGAAACGTCTGTGTCTCCAGAACAGGGAACGGTTATAGGAGTATGTTTAGATTTAGCTAATAATACAATGAAGGTTTTGATTGATGGAATAGATTTTACAACCTTAAAATTTCCAACAAAACCAACTCCAAGAAATCCATTTACAGTAGATGTAAATAAATCTGTAGATGGACGTACAGAGTATGCATATTTCTTCATTCATGATGAGGGTGCATTCGCAGGAACTGCTGCTGGCAAATTTAATTTTGGAGAAACTACATTTAGTTTCAAACCTCCAGTCGGATATACTACATTGTGGGACTTTTATAATGTAGATAAGAGGCGTCTGTATTGTAAAGATTGGGATGCAGAAGTTAATGTAAAGTCAGAAAAGAAAGTTAGTTCTTATTTATTTGCCGATCTTAGAATCAATACTATGCTGCAGATTCCTGAGGGAATGAATAGACTGATTGATTCTGATAATATTATTGAGGATAAATTTCCTCATTATTATGATATAGACTCTGATTTTATCCCTCTTATGTTAGATACTATATCTAAAGATTTTAATGGATATATTCCCGAACTTAAAGAGAATACAATTTCCAATACGTTTGTGGGAGTAAAGAAGTATAGAATCAATATTGCTAAATATACCAATCAGAAAATTATTGTGACTATGAATGGTATAGAATATGAAGATTCATTTGATGCTTCAGAGAATGCAACCATTAGAGTTAGAGTGGCTGCCAAACCAGGATTGACTTATGCAAGAACTCCTGGGACTCCAAATATAACTAAAGCTGTTGTTGGTTCTGTTATGTATATTACTGCATCTCCAGCAACGTATAAAGAATATACTGTCAATATAGCTCAATCAGATATCCAGAAGATTGTAGTTCATCATCATAAAGCTGGCGGACTTGTAGAAGATCATACTACTTCTTTTACCGTTACTTCTAGATATCCTCATATTACAGCAGAGATTATAGATGTTAAACCTGGATTTAATGCTGGTATTCTAAATATCACCGAAACTGATGTAGATCAAGATATTATCGTTTATGCTACATCGAGTAATTCGGTTTTGTATAAAGTTACTGTTCTTCCTACCACCCATCAGTATATCAAAGTGGTTGCAGAAGGAATCACAAGAACCAATAAGAATGGTCAGATAGAATTTAACGTTGCATATAAGAGACCTCTTAAAGTTCTGATATTTGGAGAAACTGGATATATTCCTGGCAAATTATTCTATAAAGGTGCAGATGGTGTTAAGAGACCTATAGAGGGTAATGCTATTCCAGAGATTAATGAGAATATCGTTATTGATGCTGGGGTATCCTATGCAGATATATGTACTGTAGAAATGAGCCAGGTAGAAGGCGCTTTGGCCACATTATATGGGTATGATACCAAGACATCTCCAACAACGTATCGAACTATGAGAAATAAAGAATTAACTGTTTCTGTAGATCCAAGACCAGGATACTACTTAGATTATATTACTATCGAAACGAAGTAATCAAAGGAGAATTTAATAATGGCTATACGTAAAAAGAAATCATTATTAAAAACCAGATTAAGAGATAATAGTATTGTCGGAATTCATCCTGAGACAGAAACTTCTCAGGTAGTGGATTTATCCGATAAGTATTATAATAAATCCCAGGTAGATACTAAATTATCTGGTAAAATGAATACAATAGCTATAGACAATACACCTACAGATGGATCGACCAATTTGATTACTTCTGATGGTGTATATGATGCTATACAGGGATTTATAGAACAACCCGATGTAACTAATGCATTAACGCCTTATGCCAAGATTGTTTATGTAGATACTAAACTCAATACAAAACAAGATAAATTGACATTTGATTCTGCTCCTACAGACGCTTCTAATAATCCTGTAACATCTGGAGGAATATTTAATGCTATTAAAAATAAAGCCGATAAATCTGAGTTGACAAATTTTGTTAATACGACAGCACTGAATGCTGCTCTTTTAGCCAAACAGGATGTGTTGACATTTGATGAAAGCCCAACCGATGGTTCTGACAATCCTGTAAAGTCTAAAGGAATATTTAATACTCTAAAGAGTTATGCTAAAAAATCTGAGTTACCTACTAAGACTTCTGAATTAACCAACGACTCTGGATTCTTAACAGCTCATCAAGATATCTCTGGCAAGCAAGATCTTCTTACATTTGATGAGAATCCAACAGATAATTCTGATAACCCAGTAAAGTCTAAGGGTATATTTAATGAGTTTAAGAAATATATTAAACCTGCAGAAGTAGATACTAAATTAGCACCTTATGCTAAAACAGCTGAAGTAGATAATAAGTTAAATCTTAAGCAGAATAAGCTTAGCTTTGATGAAACCCCTACTGCTACTTCAGATAATCCCGTAAAATCTAAAGGGATTAAAAGTTATGTAGATACTGCTATTGGAGCGGCTATAGGAAATATTGCAATAAATCTTGATATGGATGATGCTCCAACCGCTACATCAAACAACCCTGTTAAATCTAAAGGGATATATAATGCACTACAATCTAAAGCCAATACTTCTGATTTAGCACAGTATGTAAAAACTGCAGATATTCCTACTATTATTGCTAATAAGCAGGATAAACTTACATTCGATGAAAATCCTACTCAAGACTCTGGTAATCCTGTATATTCTGGTGGCGTATGGAGAGCTATTGATACGGCTAAAAAAGATATCAATATTTCTAATTATTACAATAAAGCAGAAGTTGATGCTAAATTGGCAAATGTACAGACAACCGATTTTGAAGAGATGTCAGAAGACGAATTGATTGCCATCTGGGGGTCTACTGTACAAGATGCTAATGGTAGACGGTTCTAAGAGAGGTAATAGATATGCCAGATAAAAAAAAATATATAGGCAAAGTACGAGTTGTAACTTTAATTCAATTGATTAAAGCAGTAGTTGCCGGTAAACAGGATAAACTTGATTTCGATGAGACTCCTACTGCTGATTCTAATAATCCTGTAAAATCTAAAGGGATTAAGAGTTATGTAGATAATATCGTAACCAGTGGAACAATTGATTTAACTAACTATGCTACAAAAGCATATGTAACATCATCAATATCTGATAAAGCCGATAGATCTGAGTTACCCACCAAAACATCTCAGTTAACCAATGATTCTGGTTTCTTAACGTCTCATCAAGATATCTCTGGTAAACAAGATAAGCTTACATTCGATGAAGCGCCTACCAGTGGCTCTGATAATCCTGTAAAGTCTAAGGGTATTAAGGGATATGTAGATATTAAAACCGATGCTTTGAGTGCTGGTAAAGCTGATAAGTCTGAAGTACCTACTAAGACATCTCAGTTGACAAACGATTCTGGTTTCTTAACCACACATCAGGATATTTCAGGAAAACAGGATAAACTTACGTTTGATGATAATCCCACCAGTGGCTCTGATAATCCTGTAAAATCTAAAGGAATTAAGGGATATGTGGATGCGGCCATATCTGGAGTCAATACAAATCTATCGACCAATCATTATACTAAAACAGAGGTCAATATCGAATTGGCTAAGAAATTGGATGCTTCTGATTTTGAAGCTATGACTACAGCAACAGTTCAGCAACTTTGGAATGAAGTTACCATATAAACAGCGAGGTGATATGAATGCCAGATGAAATAACAAATGTACTTGTAGAAATATCTGCATTACAAAATACTGCCGACGCTATTCGCAGAAAGACAGGTTCTACAGAATTATTTTATCCAAGAGAATTTGCTCAGCAGATAGATAATTTAAACGTATCGTCTGTCGTTAGATTGCAAGAGAAAACTGTAACACCGGATATTGTTGATAAAGAAGTTACTCCAGATTTAGAATATGATGGAATGTCTAAAGTTACCGTAAAGAAAATAACTGGTATGAATACGGTCACTATTACCCAGTCGCCTAATCAGACTATTTATGTAGATATTATAGGTAATAAACTATCTATCGACAATACGCAATTATATAACCCTATCACAGAATATCCGAAATATAAAGTTAGAGTTGTTCCTGATACAGGTTTTAATGCTGGTTCATTAACTGTAACGCTCGATGGTAATCCGGCAGGTATTCAAGGAACATTGAGTGGTAATTTAAACGTTAGTATTTCTAATGCTACTCCAGAAGTCCCAACGGTTGATTTAACCAATTATGCATATGAACATATTGATGATTTTTATAACGTAACATCTATTCCAACCACTAATCAAACGTATTTAGATTCAGGATTATATCCCAAACATATGGACAATGCCTTTGCTGGATGTAATAATTTAACATCCATCGATTTATCTAATATCCATACTGATAAATTAGTTAGTATGAGTAATATATTTTATAAGTGCCAAAATCTTAATAATATACAAGTAAATTGGAATACTCCCGAATTAAAAGATATGAGCTGGGCTTTTTCTGGCTGTGGAAAAATGAATACTATCGATATATCTGGTATCGATAGTTCAAAATTAGAATCAGTAAAGGGATTATTTGCTGATTGTTATTCTTTAAAAACAATTACTGGATTGGATACGTTGAATTTATCCAAATGCGTATCGACACACTCTATGTTTTTAAATAATCACAATATACAATCAATAGATGTATCTTCATTAGATGTATCTAATGTTATGGATATGACATCTATGTTTCAGAGCTGTGTTAAATTATCTCAAATCGATTTTACCGGATGGAATACGGGTAATGTCGTAATGATGAATAATTTTATGTATAATGTAAATCAAATGCGCAATTTGGATGCAACTATGCTTGACGTACATAATTTAAGCAGCATGTCATCGTGTTTTAATTCATGCGTTAAAATGGAATCGTTAAATATTGGGACATGGAATACTGCATCTTTATATGATTGCTCCTATGCTTTTGCCAATATGAAAGCATTAGAGAACTTAGATATTTCTAATTTTAATATTCAGAATGTGGTAAATATGACAGCCATGTTTTATACAATGGAGAAGATGACTCGATTAGATTTGACTAATTTTGGTATTAATAAATGCTCATCTTGTGCAAGCATGTTTATGAACTGTAAAAAATTAGAAGAAATTATTGCGCCTAATATGAGTCTACAATATATGAACAATGCGACTAGTATGTTTGCGAATTGTCATGTATTGAAGAAATTTCCATTTGTTAAAGTTACGCTTCCTAATGTATCGACTACATCCAATATGTTTATGAATTGTTATGCATTAGAAGCGATTGATTTAACCAATGTAACTGGACAAAAGTTAAATAGTATGAATAGCATGTTCCATAGTTGCAGAGCTTTAAAAGTTTTAGATCTAAGTAATCTTGAAACTCCTAATTGTGTAAATATTGGATCAGCATTTCATAGCATGTTAAATCTGGAAATATTAGATATTTCGAATATATCTACTCCTAAGGCTACCAATATGACGCAGTTTATTTGGAATTGCCCAAATTTAAAATATATCATTATTTCTTCGGATACATTCAAATTAATACTGAAGAGTCCAATTCAGATTCCTCCGACATGTAAGATATTAGTTCCTAATGATTTACTGGATACATATAAGAATGCTACACATTGGAATCAATATAGTACACAATTTGGTAACATTGCTGATTATACTATTACTAAAGATGGTCAGGGTGGTATTTCTGTAGTTCATAATTAATATAATATATCCCATAGAGCATATGCTCTATGGGATATATCTTTATACTCCTATAGCTAACCAGCAAAAGTCTGTAAATAATGTTGTACTTGGTCCATGTGGGCCTTGTTTATATATATTAAAACCATCTTTATTTTTTTCCCATAATTGAAGAATATTATCGTGCCATGCACCGTGTTCATCATCGTGATTCATATCGGTTAGATATACATGAAAACATACGCTATTAAATGGCTTTGGAAATGTGAACCATTGAGATGGTCCTTCTAAGCTATTATTTCCTAGATTGTCTCTACCCCATTGGAGTATTAACCCATTTGGAAATTTCTGATATCCTCTTTCAGCTAAACTACAATCGCTAAATCCTGCACCAGATATTTCATTCTTTAGAACATAATCTATTTTATTATTTCTAAATACAGGAATCCACGTATCGATTGTATTATGTTGACCGGTCCATTCTAATTCAGTCCAACTGGTTCTATTTTGCAACTCTTTCCATTCTTTCCATCCCGTATTATCATCTTTCCATCTATGGAACACTCTTTCTCCATAGCTAATATATTGATCCATTTGCCCGTTGTCGATACTAGTAATTTCTGATGTTCCCACTTGCCATCCAGTCCAATCCATTGATGCAATAGGAATTCCAGATATGTTAAAGTACCCGTAGAATGTACAATTCTTAGTTAGATTATCCAATTCATTCTGATTGTTTATTTTTACATTTATCAACTCTTTGCTTGTACCAGATTCATCAGCAAATTTCGATTTTTTAATAAAAGCCATTGTATTTTCAACACCATTAGCTTTAACAACATGAATAACTTTATCGACATCTGAATATACGCTTTTAACTAAGTTCTGTGTTGCATTTGCAATCTCTTGAGGTAGCTTGGTCTGTAATTCTCCTATGCCTTTCATAGCATAGTATAATTGCTCTTCAGGAACATATTTATTGTTATCTAATGTGGCCACTCCATTTGGTTTGCCTGCATATGTTTTTAATTCAGATTTATATCCTTCTTTCCAATCAACTATATTTTTAGTATCTGTTTCATAATGGACAACTTCTTCAGTTGCTCCATTAGTGACAGTCATAATCATATTTCTCCAATTACCCATATATAAACCTTCTTTCTTATGATATTTTAAATTGCTTCAGATTATTAGAATGTTTAAATCGCAAAAGTATATGGGTAGTCTATACAGACTACCCATATTTTTATAATTCAAATTGATCTGCGTATGTAGCTAACTCCCCTCTATAGTTTTTAGTTAATATACATTCTCTTGACCATCTCTTTTGGCACATATATTCTATATATTTCTCAAATGCCCCATTGGTATTCTTAGCATCTCTTTGAGCACTGTGACCTGCCAATATAACTTTACAGTCATCGTGGATTCTGGTCAATATCAATTTAAGACTGGATAGATCTCCATTTTGAGCTTCATCAACTATGACTACAGATTTTTCTATATTGGTTCCTCGCAAACCTATATCTGTACATAGTATGAATGATTGATTATTTCTTCCATAATCTACGTCTTCTGGACGTAAACCTAAATCTTCACATATATCATAGAATGGTCTGAAATATATACTCTCCTTTTCTAATTCTGATCCAGGTAAGAATCCTAACTTTAGAGAACGTAAGTCAGGAATACGTATATAATATACATGATTCATACATCCTTGTCTGAGCATTTCTAATGCAGCCATAATAGCGATGTACGTTTTGCCAGTTCCAGCAGGACTATTGATTCCGATGAATTTTAGATTTTTATCTGTGATGGCATGATAATATTCTTTTTGATAGCTATCTAATTTAGAATAGGCTCGTCCTAATATCTTATCATCCACATAAAAATTACTACCACCATCTCGACTGCCAGAATGTCGGTTATTCATTATAATACCAGCTCTCTTCCTATATAGAATTAAGTATTGTAAGAGGAATACTTACTATAGTGTTTATCGTTGAAAATATGCATAAAATCTATAGTTCCCAGTGATTTTATAAGAATAAAAAGATATAATATAAAAATACCATTTTAAAATCTGGCTTGATTTTATGTGGACATTAAAATAAATCCATATAGGGTTAACTAAACTTTGTTTTGTTTTTATAGAAAGGAAGTTTATTTATGTTTATTATTAATTGGATCATCTCTTTATTGGGAGGATATACGCAGAAAGAGTTCAAGACTATTATGGAATCTAGATCTGTAGCAGAAGTCAAAGGATTAAAATATGATAATCTGTTACAAGATTATACTGAACTCAAAAATAAGTATAAGAAACTTTTATCAGAATTAGATGATTTAAAACTACCTAAAACCGAGTCTTTGGGATCTATACATTTCCCTAAGAGCAAATTAACCAATGCATTCAATATAAGTATACTGCCTAGTGTCAAAACAGGCTTAAAAGCAAAAGTTGTATTAGGAAATCTGGTTGGTTATATTCGTTTAGGAGATATAGAAGATAAAGATAGATCTCCTATATGTTACATGGGTAAGATATCCGATCAAATAGTATATTTACTTAAGAAATAATATGAACTCCCCCCAAAACACATTTTGTTTTGGGGGTACTTTTTTTTTCTTTTTTTTTTTTTATTATATATTATAAACATGAGAAGTTCATTTATATTTTACAAAAGGAGAAGATATATTATGAGTAATTTAGAAAACAGTATTATTATTTCATCTGAAAAGGCACAAATACTTTCAGACAGTATTGATAGTATTACTAGAATTATTGCAAGGAATTCATCTTATTTTTCAGATCAAGCACCCAATGATATTGTTATGTATCTGAAAATATGGAATAGATATATGAATATAATTTTTGAATCTCAAGACTTTAGAACAGAAGATAACCAGTATATTATTTACAAACCACCATTCATTGAGTCGTATCATCGATTAACTGATGCTTTTAAAAATTCATTTTATAACCATTATACGATTAATGTTATTAAAAGCATCAAAGAAGAAATCCAGAACGATATCATACGTGTTATTGGTGAGTTATATACTATTGGATGTATTTTAGATATACCAGCAATTGATCAAATTAAAAAGGAGGACAAATGAAAGATATAAATTCAGCAATCGAACAATTGAAATCCGATAATAAATCAAAACGTTCATGTTCACTGGGCGAGAATTATGTGGTGATTTCAGCAGAAGAAATGAGTGTAATTTATCGCGCAATAGAAGATATTGCAAATCTTTTATCATCACAAGCGGCTCAAGATCCAGAAGCATATGATGATTTGATAGCATCGTTAAACATAATGAGTGAATTTATAATAACAGAGAAAGAGTTTTTATAAAAAGGAGAGACTAAAATGAAATTATTATGGCTAATTAACGAGAGGTATAGATATTATGTATTAAAACGTTCGATCTTGACCATTACTGGTGATCTTATTGTTTATAAAACGGATTTTTTACTGGATTTAGTAGATAATAAAAAACCGTTAGATCATGTTGAAACTATTCAGATGTTTATGGATACTATAGAATCGATAGAACTAAGTGATGACGGTTATTCTTTTGATTATACTATGAATAAGTATGATAAATTTATTATTAGTATAGGAGTCTTATTTGCGATATTGAAATATGCTAAATTGTATGATATGTATAAGGATAAAATACTAGATTACTATGCAGATCGAATGAACGAATATGGATATATTTTTGAAAATGATTTCCCATCTACTATGAGAGAAATTTATATTATATTTCAGAAATTTGTAAAAACGCATATGAATTCTGAACTAATACACACTAGATTTCGAAATTTAAGCGAAGATATACAACGTAATAAGGTATAGATTAATTTAAAAGGAGGAGTATATTATGTACGAAGATCAACTTATTCAAGATTGCTATGAAAAACTTATTCCGGTTTTTGAGAAGCATTTGAAATTTGAAAAAGTCAATAGTTCAGATGATTTTAAAAAGTATTTTATAAAACCAGATATGGTCAATGATGAGACGCCTATGCCATTCATAAACGAGTTAATGGAAGTATGGAACAGTGATATTTATAAATATAATAGAGCATATTACGAATTTCCTATATATCTATATAATTATATATGTGATGATATATTATTCTTAGATTATGATATATTACCACAAAGTATTCCTACGCTTGCGATATATACCGATTTTGAATCGGATATGAAATTGTGTGCGAAGTGTATCGTAGAATATCTCTTGCATAAATATTTCAGTGTTAATATTCATATAAATGATATTGATAATATGATTAAATATGCATCTATACTATACATCAATAATATATATAGAGAGACCAAATGTTTCTCTGACCCATTCTTAGACAATTCTGTTGTGAAGATGATAATATCTGATTATAGCGATAAATCTACCATTGCGACCAACGAATGCGTATGCGTATTTAAGTATCTTAATCGCAGTTATAAACGGTTGACTTCGGCTTGCAAAGATATAGCCGATCGATCCACTTCACAATTATATCGGTATCCGTTTTGTTGTATTAATTTTGATAAAGATTCTATATCGGCATATTCGATAGATGACGAAAATACTCCACTATATAAAATCACTATTAAATTTGAAAAGGAGAAACAAAATGAAGAAGTATGATGAAGTTAGAGATGAAATGTTAAAGAACCCAAAAGTCAAAAAAGAATATGATAAGTTAGAAAAAGAGTATCTAAAAGAACAAGATAAGATTCCAAATCATATGGATAAAAATTTTCTTGAATTCTTTATAGATTTTCATAACAAAAAGTTGGTCGATCGCGTACTTAGAGCCGCAGTATTCAAGCAATACTTATACGATATTATCGACAATATTTCTATTGAAGAAGCTACTGACGATTCGTTGCGTATTAAAGAACCAATTCCCATGAAAATATGTCTGAAGATATATAAAAAATCTAAGAAGAATATTAAAAAGAAGGATACGTTTAATATTATAAATGATTATGATGCTATTATTATATCATTGGGATTACTTCATAGATTATCAGAAATTGGACTTATTGATTCATCGGTTTATACCCGTATTTATAAAAAGGAATATATTGATTATAGATATAGATATGGAAAGATTCTAAATAAAGACCGTATTATAGATGTATCAATGGCATCGAATCTTCTTATATATGCGATTGCTAGAAATGCTAAACGTGATCGGGATTTATATTATTTGAATTTTAATATTAAACCTTATGCATCGGCATGGGACGCTATTGTAGAATATTATGAAAAACCATGAGATAGTAAATAAATAAAAGGAGAGTAAAGAAAATGTATGATAAATGGAATGGTAATAACTACGTTCATATTGAAGTCAGTGAATTGCATATTATTCAAGATGAAATAGAGAATATTAAAGAAATTCTTAACAAACTTGAGGAATTCACTGTATCTGAATCTAATGAAATGACTACGTTTCAAATTAATAAAAGTGAGTCCTTAATTATTTTGGATATATGGGAACGATTCATTAAAAAGAACTATTTTAAAATATATGCTAAAGATTCAGATAAAATTTTTATATATACTCCTGTATTCAAGCAATATTATTATAAATTATTGGATATGTATTCAAAATGGGATATATTACAACCGTTATCTATTGAATTCCGTCGGATTCTTATATCTATATTTACTATTGGTAAAATATTAAATATGGATATGATGGAAAAATAATTTCCAATATATATTATAACAATGATGTATTAGATCAAATCATTTTTAGTCTAACGTATTTTAAACTAAACAAAAGAAAGGATGGAATTCTAAATGGCAGATTTTGGATTTCATAACAATGGATCAAATAACAATTTTAAACCTAAAGAAACTGAAAATGAGAAAGTCAATGAAACAACTGAAAATACATCTTCGGAAGTTACATCTTTTTCTAACTTATCAAATAAAGATGGTACGCCCAACTATGAGCCTGAAGTAAGAGAGGATAGAAAGAAATATGCTATAGGTGATATCCTCGATCAGGAAATTACTGTGACTGAAGTGAGAATTCGCAAGTCTAAACAAGACCCGAATAAAGAGTATATGACTCTTAAATTTGTAGATGGCAACGGAGAAAAGAGTTTTGTAAATACAAGCTCTGGTACCGTTCGTCAGCAGTTGGAAGGGAAGATTATCGATCAACCCTTTACTTGTCGTATTGGCAAGAACAGATCTAAAAACGGTCGGGAGTATTATCAGCTTTATTAATTGCATCTAAAATATTTATACGTAGACTGAATATTGATCTATTCATTACAGTAATATTTTACAAAGATTTTTCGCTATATAAGACCTCCAAAAGTCATATAAGGACTTGTGGAGGTAAAAGATGAATGATGCACTGACGCTCACTCTTAAAAACGATTATTTATTCAAACTCTTGCTCGGTTCGGAAGAAAATAAAGACTGCTTGCAAGACTTCCTTGAATGCGTACTGGATATGCCGATCGGTATGATTACAGACCTTGAACTGCTGGATAAAGAACTTAGCAAAGATGAAATAACAGACAAGACAGGGATTCTTGATGTTAAACTTCGCCTAAAAGACGGAACGACAATCGATATTGAGATTCAAAACTCTTGGTCTAGTGAGTTTATTCCCCGCACACTGTTTTATTGGTCTAAGATGTATATTGAAGGCTTTAAAGAAGGAGAGCCGTATACCAGTCTTACCCGATGCATTACCATCAATCTGGTTTCACAAGGATTTAAGTTCAATAAAGCGGTTCATTCTGCCTATGGCATACAAGAACAAAACAGTCATCATTCGCTCACTGACTTATTGGAACTACACTTTCTGAACTTGGCGACAGTAAAAAAAGCTGAAATACAGCAAAGTATCACTACCAACAAGCAAGAAAAGCTGATAAACTGGTTACGGTTTATAGAAACGGACGATAAGGAGATAAGAGCCATGCTCGCAACAACTTCACCGATATTACAAATGCTGAATGAGAAAATAGATGTCCTTAGTTTGAGTCCTAAAGAACGGAAGCTGTATGAATCGAGAATGAAGTTGAAAAGTCCTCCGAAATTCAGGTACCTGTTGAAATTCATCGAATACAGGGCTCTGAAATAGTCCTCTTCGCGATTTCTTGGCAGAGACGTACGGTATGTAAGATTGGCGTATGGCGTTTTGGTATTGAAAAACCTTATATCTTCGACATTGATTGCATATACATCGTACGGGTTCGAGAACAGGAAGCGGGTCTTTTGTGTGCGGTTGAAAAACAGTTTCGACTGTACGGGCGAGCCGAGATTGCCTGTCCACGAGTTTGCTATCGAGTAACGATATACCGGATTGTTGTCTTGATAGCCACTGATAGCCGTATCTACGGCACATGTATCGGCGGTACCCAGATGTTGGTCGATAGTCCAGTTTTTCACAGATATGGGGATTTGTCGGGTTTGTGTAGACTGGCTACGGAACGTATTTCCCGACTCGTTTTGGGGCGTCATTATTCTGTCGAAATCTTGTCCGTACGATATTATTGCTATTGTTATACAGCAAATC